TGATAACCACTTACCACCAAATCGCTTCTTTTTTCTGATACTATTTATTAAAAAATGGAATTGTAACTTCTTGGATAGAAAATGTAAACCGTTCATTTCATTGGCCGGCATCAATGTATCCCAAAACATAGAAAGACAACGATTTATAACATATGGTGGATACTTCTTTTCCCAAGTAGGATCATCACTATCTAATAATGGTTCTTTTGTTTCGTTTATCGCTTTTAAATAATCTTTTAATTCGTACATATAATTTTGGAGCGGGCAGTGGGATTCGAACCCACGACCTATAGTTTGGTAAACTATTATTCTACCACTGAACTATGCCCGCTTGTTTCATCTAAACTTAGGCCCTTTCAAAAATATGGCCAAAGTTCTTCTTTGACCTTTTGTTACTGGCAATACTCTATGATTTATATAAGATTTAAACATAACAACATTTCCTGGTATGTTTAATTCTTTTACTTCATATTCATTTGTATTGAATAATTGAAATTGTCCACCTTTGTATTGTTCCATAGATAAATTAATTAACACTGTTAATTTAATATCGTGCAAATCTGATTTTGTTTGATCTGTATGCCAATCATATTTTTCTAAATTATCTGATGAATAAATGTTTAAATGTAATTCGCTTCTATTCTTTAAACCATATATTAAATAACCAAATTCTATTTCACTAACATTAATAACTCTATCAACAATATCACTTAATAAATGTTTTATTTTTTCATAATTAATTATTTTAACCACACCAGATTTTTTTTTATTTCCTTGTAAATCTCTTGCGGCTTTGTGATCTTCTTCAAACTTATTAAAATTATTATCAATAAAATTATTGATTTCAATTATTTGTTCTTTGTTAAAAACATTTGAAAAAGACCAATAATCGTATCTATTACTCATTGTTTAAAATCCAGGAAGTTTTGCAAGGCTGGTTCTTTTTTGCCAATCTTTACAAGTAGAAGTTTTATCTCTATGACATGGCCAACATAATGTTTGTAGATTGGATATAGCATTGTTATTTCTGTTTCCATCTTTATGATCTACTGTTAGTACTGAACGTGCTAATGGTTTATCATTTAAACCACATCTTTCACACCACTTTTTTTTATGTCTTGTGTAAACTCCATCTCCCATACTATATTTTTCTTGGTGATGTGTTTGACAAAGTTTTCTATATCTATAAGAACCGTCTTTTCTTTTTATACCTGTATTGTGAGCTACTCTACCACAACCTAATTTATTACATAATGGTTTTGAAAATCTGCTCATTTAAATTTACACCCCGCCATTATTTCTGTAAAACAAGCAACCATATTAATTTCTTGGTCGGCTACAAATGCAGCCTTATATTGATAACCAGCAATTATTAATACTGCTTGAGGTATTGATTTAGGATCTAATGCTTTATAAAGATTGTCATAAACTTCTTTAAATATAAAACTTGGTTCTTTATCTAAATTTTGTACAACCCATTTACGCATTGCATTAAAATCTTTATCTTTTAAATTTTTGACCAACTCTTTAGTATTTTCTTCTGATAAATTGTAAAGAATACCACTATCTATTTTTCCTCTAACTGAATATCTTTGTAATTCATTTATTGTTCTTCTAAAATCTGGATAGTGTTTCTGTATTAATTCTACTAAAACCTTTTTATCAAATTCTATATTTTCTTCTTTTAAAATATTGCATAATCTATCTAAAAGTTGTGTGGCTGTTTTTACTTTTTGACCATTAACTATTCTAAAATCTATTACTGTACAACGACTATGTAAAGCTTGTATGATTTTGTTCTTGTAGTTACAAGTAAAAATAAATCTACAATTATTAAAAAATGTTTCTATAAAGTTTCTTAATGCAGGTTGTACAGATTCGGCGTTCATGTAATCGGCCTCATCTATAATTACAACTTTATGATTTGCTGTTGCAGTAAGTGATACTGTTGAAGCAAAATTCTTTATTGTATTTCTTATTGTATCAATTTGACGGCCTTCATCTGATCCGTTAATAATAATATAATCTACACCTAATTGTTCGCACAATGCACGAGCAACTGTAGTCTTACCAGTACCTTGTGTGCCTGATAATAATAAATTAGGTATTTCTTTTTTCTTAACAAACTCTAAGAAAGTATTTTTTAAATCTTCCGATAAAATACAATCTTCTATTTTCTTAGGACGATATTTCTCAACCCACAAAAAATCTGACATAATATAAACCTCACTTTATTCAACTTTCTTAATTATTGTATATTCAACTTCATAACCACCTTTACGATCAGATATCCAATCATCTTCTCTGTTACCAGAATAATCCCTATCAATCATAAAATCATCAAACTTTATAAACAACTCAGGATCTTTTCCATAATCAGCATTCATGGCCTTTTCAAATTCTTCTATACTACCAAAGGTTTTTAAAATTTCTGATGGTGGTATTTCGTATTTGAATTCCGAGATGACTGTATGATATTCGGACTTTCTAATTATAACAGGTGTTTCTTCTGAAAGAACTTTACCATTCCAATCTCTGAAAACATTAGCGTTACGATCTTCCTCCTCGGGTGTCATTACGATATTATTCGCCATGACTAAAACTCCGAATCTGGTTCTAATGCTATCCAATATTGAATTGGCTTATTCCTATTAATGAAATGACTAACTTTTTGTTTAGAAATCGCAACATCATAATCATCAGGAATAATTTTAAAATGATCTGATTTAAAATAAGCTAAAAACGTTTTATCGGTTTCTCCTATACTTAAAGAAAAATCATTTGATGATTTGTTTTTCTTATCTGTTGCTACTAAAAAAAGATTTTTACCATTACCTCTAACAGCTATATCTGGTAGATTTAATGCAGTAGCTGCCTTTTGCACTTTATCAAAGGCTTCCCTCTTAAAAGTAAAAGTAACCATTTTATCTGGCATTGTAATTGTTTTTTGAGGCGTAGTTATTGTTGATTTATCAGCAAAGATATACTTAATAACTTGTTTAGATTTCTCATCTGAAATTGCCATATAATTTACACCATTGATTTTTAAATTTGGTTTTTCAAATAATTCAATAGCTCTTAAAAGTTCCGACAAATTATGGATACCAAATTCTGTATCAAATTTTTCTGTGATGCTAGCTTCAGCTAATATTGTTTTATTGGCCGATATAGTATTTAACTTACTGCCTGGTTTAAAAAGAATATTGTCATTGATTTCTGAAAAATTTTTCAAAATAGACAATGTATCTGCACTTAGGTTCATTTCACGTTCTCCTTATCATAGTTTAATAATAATATAACATAGTGTACCGCTTTAAGCAAGTCTGCTCGGTTATATCCGTTTTTCTTACCATACCTACACAAATATTTAATTGCGTTGGCATGACAAAAATCTTTACCAATGTTTAAAGTTTTAAACAAATCTTGTACTTGAAAACCATCTTGGCCTGTAGAATAATGTTGGCCATAAGTTGACTTAATATAATCCAAGATTTCTTTTACTATCTTATCTTCATTGTATTTCATAATATAAAGCTATCACACTTTTAATCTTTTGTCAACTATTTTAGGCCCCACCAAATTAATATAGCCGGTATAATAAAGTGTTCTGCAATTTCGTATAAACAAATAAACAATAATACAAAAGTAAACCAAACACTTTTTCTCGATTTATTAATTAAAAATGTAAAAAGTTTATGATGCCATGATGTTACTTTATCTGTAATTTTTAAAGATGTTTCTTGTAACCAGTTTTTATTTCTTTTTTTCATATTCTATATATGATATTAGTTTTTTCTAATTCTAAATGCAACTGCGTATCTCATTTCATTTGCCCATATTGCGGTTGGTCTTGTTGTATGTAAAGTTCTACCATCATATAAAATAACTCTACCAGGTTTTGGTGGTATGATTGCATAAGGGTCTCCTATGCCAAAATTTCTTGATTGTCCGTGTCCTTTTTGAAATTGTTGTTTATCTAAACTATTTTCATCTGATTCATAAAAAACATTTTCTGAAAACCAAGAAGGATGCCATTCTAAGTTTGCAATATATAAAAGTGTGTAATTTTTTTCTTCATCTATATTAACGGTGTCTCTATGAATGGTATGTGATCTTTTTATTTCTTCGTTTGGTTGTATATTAACATAAACTCTCCAATCACCTTTTGACAAAGTATTACTTGGAACTCCTTCTGGATCTCCTGCAATAGACCACTCTGATCCTATTGTTTCTTTAATTTTATTCCACAATTTTTCTATTGGAGGATGAGATTTTATATCTTCTTCATTATCTCCGAATACTGTACGGTGCATGTATTGTTCATTGACACTTGGTAAATCCGGATTTAAATATTCTTTTTTACCATCTATAGGCTTATAAGATATAATAGTTCCTATTTCGTTTCTATGATTATTTGCTTTTCTTTTTGCGTGATATGTTTGATTTAATAGATATGACCAAATTTCTTTTTGTAATTCTTTATCTACAACATTGTCATAAACGTAATAAGGATATTTCATATTATATTAATTTATCATAATTATTCATATTTGTCAAGTCGTAATCTTTTATAGTTTCTCCATTTTCTAATAAAAAAATCCAATTATTATTAGTATAAACACCTGGCCCGGACATACCTTTATTTTTACCATAACTATATAATTTGTCTCCTGTCAATTCATATAATAAATCTCTTTGTGGTTTTTTTAAAACT